TCCTCGGGCACCTGCACATCGTCGCGGCCGGCGATCTCATCGCGCACCAGTTGATACTCGGCGCGCTTGCGGTCCTGGAAATTGATTTGCGGCTCGGCCTGTTCGCCCTCGATCAGCTCGCCCTGCTGTTCCGGTTGAGCGCCCGCGAGGAGTTCGGAGCCGCGCGGTTTACCCAGGCGCAGATATTCCGCATCGGCGAGATCCTGCACCAGCTTGTTGCGCAACTGCGCGCGGATCGTGGTCGCCGCCCGGTTGCGGATCTCCTGGGGCACCTTCTTAGCCCACTTGGGATCATCGAATTTCCGATAAGAACGGTTGAGATAGAAGCCAATATTGCCGTCGATCTTCGCGGCCATCGTGCCCTCGATCGCTCCCTCTTTGATCAAGCGCGAGCTCATCGCATCGATCTGCGAGCGCATCGTGCCGAGCGGGCGCTGGATGCGGGCATCCAAAGATTCGAGCGGCTGCCTGCCCCCGAGCACCTCATTGAGCTGTTCGAGCTGGGCCTCAGTCATTTCCGCATAGCCGCCATACACGCCGTGGATCGCGAGATCGAGATCCTTCAAGGCAAATTCCATCTGCTTAGAGATCGACGCCAGCCGACCCTCGCGCGCTACCTTGGCGCGAAACGCCTCGATCGGCATCCCGCCCGCGCTGGTAAAATTGCGCACGATCCAATGCTTAAACGCATCCTTCGCCCCGGCCAGCCGCTCCGAGATCGAAAGCCCGGGCTCCGTGCGGCGCCGCGCAAAATCGAATCCGCCCTGGGCTTGCTCTTGCTTCTTCTTGGCGTCGAGCACGAGCTCGCGCTCATCCATGAAGCCCTCGGCATCGATGGCGGTGCCGCCAGCCAGCGCGCCATCGCTAAAGATATCCGTTTGCGCATCGGGGGTGAGCTTGGCGCGCCGAGTCTGCACCGGGCCCGATCCCGACTTGGCCTCGAGCGGCGCGGGGGTCGTGAGAAACTGGCGGAAATCGACGTTGATCGATTCGCCGCGCGCTTCTTGGATCCAGCCCTGCAGTTGGGCGAGGAGCTGGCGAAATTGTTGGGAGAGGCGCCCGAAGATGCCTTGCCCGGCGCCGCTGTGAGCGATGGCCCAGCCGCGATTAGCCCAGGCGAGGCGCTCGGCATACCATTCTTTCACGCTGCTTTCCACGCCCTCGGCCACGCCGGTGCGCAAGCCCTTGCCGGTATAGAGCGGGCCCGACTTCTCGCCTACTTCGCGGCGCCAAATCGTGAGCAGCTCGGCCTGGCGGGAAGGAGTTAAAGTATCGTAGTGCGCATGCCCCAGCTCGTGCACCAGATTAAGCATCGTGGGGGCATCGGTCGAAGCCTGGAGCGATTGATCGAAGAGGTAGAGCATCCGCTCCGTGGCATCGTAAGCGGCCTGTTCGTAGCCGGTGAGCGTGCGGGTATCCAGCTTGCCCCGGCGGATCAACTGCTCGGGATTGCCAAACTTGAGCCCGAAACGCCCGATCAAGCCCGGCGCGATCTGCTCGAGCTTGGCCTTCCATTCGGCGCGCTTCGCTTCGAGCGCGGCCCGGTGAGCCTGGCGCTGCTCGGGAGTGCGGCGGGCAAAGGGCACGTCCTCAGTAGGTGCGGTTTGCTTTTCCCGCCGGAGGGTTTTCTTATCGGGGTAAATTGGAGTATCGGCGGGCACGGATTGAGTGCCGTAGCGGGGGCCATCGCGGATGATGAGAGCGCCGGTATCGGGATCAATATCGGTGACGGTGAAGGGCTCGCCTTTTACGCGGAATGTAGTGCCGACGTTGAGAGTATCCGAATTGACGGATCGCACCGGCGCATCGGCCTTGCGCCGGCCTTCGTTGTCATAGATAGCAGTTTCAAATTTACCTTGGTCGATCTCGGCTTTGACATTTTCGCGCACGGTCTGGCGCTCTTCGACGGCGCGGGCGACGGCGTTGTAAAAATCATCGGTGGTCTCGAATTGAAACTCTCCTGATTCATTTAAGTCGGCGATGAGTTGATCCACCTTACTGCCACCCTTGCGCACGAGCACGCGAGCGGGCCCGGCACCAAAGGTTTCCTTGAATCCATCATATTCGCCGCCGGGGTCCTTAACGGTGGAAGGCCCGGCGATACCGCCATTATCTTGGATTTGATCGAGGAGATCAGTCACCCCATCCTCACGCGATCCGAGTCGAAAACTGCGGCCTTTTCGCTTGGTTTTAACGATAGTTTCCGGTATAGGTTGCTCACCAGATTGCTCCGTAACTTCGGAGGCTTGCGCTTCCAAAGGTTGGGTTTCGACCGGGATCAAATCTGCGGCCACTGGTGCCGGACCGGTCTCCACCTCGGGGGCCGGTTGGCCCAGAGTCGGTGCGACTGTTTCGACTTCGGGCAATGCGGAATCGGGAGCGAGATCGCCCCACTCTTCCGTGATAGGTGAAGCTTCGGGATCCGTAGAGCTGGCGGCATTCTCGGTGGGATCCGGCCCGGCGCCAAACACCGCTTCGCGCTCCGCATCCAAGCGGGCGAGATCTTCGGCCATTTGCTCGTTGAGCTTTTGCAGCTTCGAGCGGTCGCGCACATTGCCCGCGCCATTGGCTAAACCGGAAGCCCCACCGGGCAGCATGGCCACGAGGCCCGCCTGGCCGATCGTTTCGCCCAGCCCTTCCGAGAGCTTGCGCTCGGGATCGACGGTGCGCAGCGCCGCATTGGCTGCCACCTTGCCGCCGCCCTCTTCGAGCATCTCTTGGGCACCTTCACCGGCGCCACCGATAGCCATGCGAGCGAGCAAGCCGCGCGCCTTGCCGGCCGCGGGCCCGCCGACGAGAGCCTTTTCAATCGAGCGACCACCGGGGATAAGCTGCGAGCCCACGCTGATCGCGGCGGCTCCGGCCCCGGTCTTGCGCGCGGCAGTGAGAGCAAGCGCGAGCTTGGCCTCATCGAGATCCGCGCCCTGGTCGAGTAAAGTTTTGATCTGCGGGATCGCGCGCGCTTCCTTCTCGGGCATCGCCTCGAGCTCATCGATCATCTGCTGGTAAACATCGCCGCCCACATCGCTGCCCTGCATGCCTGCGCCGGCACCCACGGCCGACGCCACGCCCACCTGGGCCGAGCGCTTGGCCACCTGTTCGGCGGTTTGAGTCGTGAGTTTCTTGAGCAGCACCTTGGCGCCGCCCTGGGCGATCTTACCACCGGCGCCGAGCGCCACGAGATTCGGAGCCTGTTCCGCCAGCGCAGCGGAAAGCAGGCGCGGATCTTTGACGGTCTCGCGCACATAAGCCCAGGCTTTGCCGAGCTCATCATCGGCGCCATCGATCGCCTGGCGGCGCGTGGCATCGCTGGCCTTAAATTCATCGCTCAGCCGCTCCTGGAAATACTCGATACCGTGCTCGCCATAGTCGCGCAGCGCGTTGTCCATATTGCCGGTGGCCAGGCCGTAGAAATCGCCCGCCATCTTGAGCAGCGCATTGGAGCCCTTGCCGAAATTCATCGCCACATCGGCGCCCGCTTCGATTAAGTCGGTGCCGGTCTCAGGTTTGGGCGGCCCACCGTTGAGCTCATCGCGCATCGCCACGAGCTCAGCCGTAGAGAAACGGCTCAGATCCGGCGGATCATCTTGGGGCGGTGGAGAGTTCTGCAACTCTTCGCGCATCGCCACGAGTTGCGCGGTCGTGTATTGAGATAGATCGCGGGGCATCGTTTATCCCCGTTGGCGCCAGGAACCATTGTTGTAATCCTCGCGGCCTTTCAGCGCCTCTTCGATCTGCGCGGGAGTCAGCGACCCCAAATTAAGTTTACCGCTCGGCTTCTTCGGCGGCGTCTCTTGCGCGGGCTCCTGGTTGGCGATCTGCAAATCGCGGAGATACTGCTGGTATTGCTTCGGATCATTCCCGGTGATCAGCCAATCGGTGGCACTCATCGGGCGAGCTTGGGCACCGGCGGCATCTTGGCGCGCCATCTTGCGGAAGAGCTTGGCGCCTTCGTGATCGCCCAGCTTTTCTAAGCGATCGGCATCGGCCCAAAGTTTACCTATCGAGGAATTGGGCTTTGTCGTGGCCTCATCCGGGCGCACGTATTGGGCGCTGTTCTTGCTCTGCGTAAAGAATTTGTTGCCGTCTTTATCGGTGAGCATCTCGGGTTTGAAAGGCGTTTCAAGATCCTTGATATTGAGATCGTTCATCGTGAGTTTCTGCTCGTGAAGGGCATCGTTCTGCCCGGCCACGGTTGGCGCGCGCTGGTTTTGCCACTGCGCGGCGGCGATCTGTTCGTCGGTATATTGGCGCTGTTTGAAATTGGAGATCAGGCTAATGATCATCGGCATCGCATACTTGGCCCCACCGGCCGCTTTTACGGCGACCTTGGCCTTGTCGGCGTCCATCTTCATGCCGTATTTATCCGCGTTTTCGGTGATCCATTCCGCGGCGGCCTCATCCTCTTCCTTCTTTTGCTTGGCCTTGCGATGCTTCTCGAGCGCCTTGGCGATACCCCGGCCCGCCTCGCCCAGCCCGGCGGCGAAATTCTCGCCGGCCTTGCTGTTGAGGAGGATTGAACTTTTATCCCATCTGTTTCCGCGTGACATAGTTTAAGCCTCCAGGGTTTGAAGTGGTGAAGTGCGAAGGATCGATTCGAGCAGGCCGTGCACGTGCTCGCGCAGCGTGGTGGAATGCCGGATGCGCTCAGCCAGGGCGGGAGCCTTGGCGTAATACGCCGCGAAGAGCTCGCGCGGGGCGAAGCGGAGGAGGTGCTGGCGGAAGAGCAGCCAGCGAGGATTGGCCTCGCCGTAGATCTCGCGCGCTACCCAGCACATGCCGCCTACCGCACTACCGGCGGCGCCGATGATCGCCCCTGTAACCGCGCTGCGGTTGTTGGCGGTGGCCACGCGGGCGGCCATCTCGTTGGCCTGATTTCCCGCGTAGATATCCATGATCGAGGAGTTAAAAGGATTAAACATTTGAGGGCCAGCGTTCGCCGCTCCTTGCGCGTTTTGCCCGGCGTTCATGCCTTGGTTTACGGCGCCACTGCGGCCGAGCACGAGCTGGTAAGGGTCTTGCGCTTGGCTCTGGTAGAGCCCGGCGAGGCTGTATTCGCGGCCGTATTGATCGGCCTGCGCCGTGCGGCCCAGCTCGGAGATGCCGGTGGCATAGGTGCGCGATTGGTTGATCTGCTGCTGGCCGGTGGCATCGACGCCCTGGGCAAAGTTGAGCGATTCGCTCAGGCGCTGGCGGCGGGCGCTATCCTTATTAAGAATCTCCGCACCGATCGCCCGGTTGCCATCGTAGAGGCCCCGCGCGGCGAAGCCCTTGCGGGTATCCTGCTCGACTTGCTGCTCTTCCTGGGGAGTGAGATTGCCCATCGTGCCGAGCTGCTTCATCGCCTCTTCCTGCAGGCGGTATTGTAGCGGGCTCACTTGCCCGAGATTGGTATTGGCATCGCTGGTTAAACGGCTGAGGAGCTCGGGCGACTTGCGACCGGCGGCTACTTGCTGCGCCATTTGCGCGGTCTGCTCCTGCAGTTGCGGATTGGCGGCCTTAAAGGCATCGACGGCTTGGGCGCCGTATTGCTGCACATCGGCGATATCGGCGCCGCGCTGTTGCGAATTGGCATCGCGCTGCATCCCGCCGAGGCGCTCCGTGGCCTGTTGGTAGAGATCGAGCTGGCCGGGCAGTTGCTCCTGGGCGATCTGCGTATCGAGCCCCGCGTATTGCGGGCGAAATTGTTGCTCGGCGGCGAATTGCTGCGGGGCGAGCTCGAGTTGAGTCTCCAATGATTCGCGGCCTACCTGGGCCGGATTGATTGGCGTTGGCGCTTCTACTGTAGTTGATCCACCCATTATCCGATCCTCCTTTTAAGTTGTTTCGTGTCGTAAATATGTAAGTGCGGCGAGCCGGTGAACTCCCGGCGCCAGGCGATGCTCGGCAGGAAGTAAGGCATCTGCGCGATAAACCAGCGCACGAGCCCGGTGCCGATGGCGAGGTGCACATACCAGGCATCGGCCTCATCGCCGGTGGCCGCGAGCCACTCGCGCGGGCGGCCGAGGTTGATCGGGCGAGCCAGCATCATGCGGTCCTCAAATTTAATCACCACGCCATGCTCGAGATACGCGCCGATATCCTTCGCCAGGTTGAGACCGTGGGTGTGATAAAGCTCCTTGGCTTGGTAGATCGCCGAAGGGGCTGAGCCAGTCGATAGGCCGGAGTGGTTATTCATCATCGCTCACCTCCGGTTGGTCCAGGTGGTCGATCAGTTGGGTGAGCAGTTGGATGCGCCCGAGCGCCGCATTGACCTTGGCTATCGCTTCATCGCGCGCCTCGCCCTCGGCTTTGCGCTGCTCGATTAAAATGTCTCGGGTGATTTGCATCGGGATTAGTCGGCCAGGGCGGGGATCCGGTAAGCGGTGCCATTGGAGTCATAGATCACCAGGTAGCCGGTCGCGGTTGGCGCGCCGCTATTATAGCTCGAGCCCAGGCGAAAGGTGCGATTGGGGATCATGATAAAATTGCCATTCGTATCGACACGGAAGCAGTCGATGCGCGAGGTGCCATCATCATTGAGGAGCTGCGCATTCATCTGCCCGGTCACCATCGAAAACCGGAAGCGTTGCAAATCGGCCGTGTAATCGCTATCGATCACATCGAGAAACCCACCCGCCGCGGAGCTCGCGGTGAGGCCCGCCATCGTAGGCGTATCGGTAGCGCCCACGCCCAGCGTGCCTCGCGCCGTCGCGGCATCGGTATCATCGATCAGCGAGCGGCCGAAGGCGCCGCAAGTGATCTCCTCCCAATCGCCCGCGCCGGCCGTCTTGCGACCCACCAGCACATCGGTGCCGGCAAAGGTGATCTTGCCATCATCGACCAAGCTGTGCAGGCGCGCTTGGGTGACGGTTTTGACGGAGGTTGAGAAGGTGAATCCTTTGGAGAGAGTAGGCATGAGATAATTTGATTAAGATTTTTCGCGTTGATCGGAGCCGGGCACCGTGGCCGCGAGGGTGAGCGCGCGGATCTCGGGTCGGCCCGCCGTGGTATCGATCTGCACGGCCGCGGATACGCCGCGAGCGCGAGGCCGGGCGCGCAGCGTGGAGCCGCCGGTGGCTTGCGCCGTATGGCTGAGCACCGCTTGAGTGAGATCGGGATTGTGCGCCTCGAGCGTGATTGTGAGGGCATCGCCGAGCGTCTCGGTGAGCTGCACCTCGATGCTCTTAAACGCCTTGCGATCGTAGCCCACCTGCGCCAGGTAGCGGCGCGTAAGGAGCTGGCCCGCGATCGGGTAATCCGCCGGGGTAGCATTGGCACTTGCCCAGGAGTCGGCGCTGTTCTCCTCGTAGAGGAAAACGAAACCGTAGGAAGTCGTCACATGCAGGCGCTTGGCGCCGGCCTTATCGATCACATGCAGATCCTGCACATCCATATCGCCGGGGAAGGTGTCGAGCGATTCCCATTCGCGGTTGAGAAAGTTAAACACCAGCACGTGGCGGCAGCGATCGGCGCCATCGAGGGGCAGCGCCAGGTAGTAGCGGTTTTGCCAGTAGATCGAGCAAATGCGCTCGCGCTCGGTCCAGTTGATCCGCTCGAGCAGATCCTGCACATTGTCCGAGAAAGTAGTCGCGGCCGGTTTGAGGTTCAGCTCGCCGGTAAACTCGAGGGCCTTCACGCCATTGTCCGAAAGCAGCAAGATGCGATCATCGCAGAGCTGCACACTGCGGCGAGCGGCGCAGCCAAATTGCCGGGTCACCACATCGATCGCGGTCGGCTCGAGCGCCGTCTCCGAAAGCGAGACCAGGTGCAGGGAGTAGCGGTAGAGCACGAGGATCCGCGTGCGCTCGTAGTTATCTGCCCCCACCAGCCAGTCGCGCGTGCCAGGCATGATGCGCAACTGCCCATATTGCGTATCGTAGGTATCGGCATCGCCGAAACTGGAAAGGATCAACTCATCGCGGCCGTAAGGCAGCACCATCCGCCGGGTCGCATGCGCCCCCCAGGCCGCATCGGGCATCTTGATAAACGTGCCGCCGCTCGCGTGCGCCCCGCTGGGCACCGCCACGAAATCGCTGGCCGGATCGAGATCCCACTCGAGCCCATTATCGCCATCGCGGAAAAGATACACCTTCGAGAGAAACTGCAGCACCGCGCACTTTTGCCCGGCCGCAATCACCTCGCCGCTCGGATAAGCGATCTCCGCGCTGGCCACGCCCTCGATATAAATATAAGCCGTCGCGCCCAGGCAAAGCACGATGCCCTCGACATTGGCCGCCGTCGCATACGGGCAGGAAGCGCGCACCTCGCTGTCGTAAATATCTAAAATCAGCTCGCCCTGGGTGGAAGTGATCGTGCCGGTGGCCGGGGTCGTGGGCGTAGCGGCGCCGATATCAAAAGTAAAAGTATTAACCCCCGTCACGGTGATTTGCCAATCGCCATTGTAATCCGTCTCGACTGCGCCAGCGATCACCACCCAATCGCCGGTCGTCATGCTGTGAGGATCGGAGCGCGTGCAAGTCACCGTGGAGCTCGAGCGCGTCATGCTGTTGATCGAGAGCTCTTCGTAGGTTTCAAATTCGATTTCGAGCGCCGCCGCGGATCCCGGATCGATATCCGTGGAAAGGGGCTCCAGGCCCTTGCGCGGGCGGGCCGTGCCGCGATCGCAACGCATGTTCTGCAAATACTGAGCCACGCCCGGAGGCAGCGCCGCGCCCTGCACCCGCGAACGAAACCCCACAAACGCCCCATCCCCATCGGGCACGAGTGGCGTATCTAAAGGGCCTAGTTGTTCGGAGCGCATTGCGATTTTATGTGGAAAGCTGGAAAGTCAGGAAAGGGAGGGAATCGGAGCCGGGAGGCCCTACTTCGCCAAGGCTACGAAGGGCAGGCAGGGATCGGGGTATTATCCGGTTTGTATCTGTGTAATCTGTGGTTAAAAATTCTGAGGTTTGGGATTAGTTGCGGTTTTCGTAGGATTTATTAGCGCGCTGGGTGGCGATGAGATCGGCGAGCATGAGTTTCATCTCGTTGATCTGTGAGGTTTGGATTTTCATCTCGGCAGCGATCTTTTCGTTTTGGCGGGTGGATATCGCTACGGCCTCGGCTACGGCTTGGCTACGTAGGATCGTGGCATTATCCGCGGTGAATCGGGTGGTCTCGATTTTCAAAATTCGATTGTCGTGCTTGAGGATCGCCAAGCCCTGAGTTTCCACGCGCTCGGTAAAGGTGCCCCAAAGCGCACCGACCGCGAGAAGGTTGATCACAATGGTAAGCACAAATCCCGCCCCTATCTTCTTTTCCAGGGTAATTGCCATTAGTTTGTGGGCTCCGTTTTCAGTTTGGTCAGGCGTCGGATCATGCGCTGTTGCAGGGGGGTGGTCGCATTATCCAGCGCGGAAAGGGGTGACTCACTGCCTCGGATATCCCGCACCACATTCGATAAGGCGTCGGGTGAAAGGTGAGTGAGCTTTGTGTAAATGTATAAACCGGCGATCAGCCCGCCGATGATGATCACGCGCCACATGGTTTTGCTCGCGGCCAGTCTCGCGGCGGCGACTTCGGCCAGCTCGCGGTCGATGGCGGTGCGCTCGGCTTGGGCTTTGGCGCGGGCGCTGTTGGCCACGATAAGATCGCTGGCGAGTTCATCGGCCCGGGTAAAGGCATCGCCGTAGAGCCGGTTGGATTCGGAGAGCTTGCCCTCCATGATTGCCAGCCTGCGCTCATACGCGGCTTGCATCGCCAGCGCATCGGGGGCGGGCAGATTGGCCTGGGCCACTGGCACCTCGCGCGTGATAAATTGTTTCTCGGGAGAATCTTCCAGCGTGCTCGCGGCCACTCCGATTTGTGCCACACTCGCGGCAGCGGTCGCGGAGCGTTTGATCGCGGCAGCTTCGGCCTCGGCGGTCGCTTGGCTCACGGCAGCAGTCGCCTCTTGGCTCGCGGTCGCGCGCTTACTATCGCCATCCAAAAACTTTGGCTTGAGCGCTGGAAAGGCGAGCCCGAGCAACGCCAGAGCAATCAGCACTTCGATGGTGGTAAAGGCGCGCTTCATTGGTCTGGTGCCACGCGGTAAATGGCGACGGCAGTTGAAATGTAGTTGGCGCTCGTTACTCGTTCGTCGGGCTCGCTGCGGGCGTTGTTGTCGCCACTGGCGATATACCCATCGCGTGCATTGCCACTCACGAATCGGTGCAGGAGATGCTGGCCGTTCTCACGGCGATAGACTCCGGCCTTGCCGAGCAGAGCATCGGTGAATACTTCGCGCTTCGTCACGATCCAGTCGCCAGCGTAGATCAGGGGCTCCATCGAACCGCAGCACTTGTTCTGGTGGTAGTCACCAGCGATATCCCGAGCGTGCAGGCGGGCGGCTTCTTGCGCAGCGGCTGGGCTTGATTCACGGTAAAGATCGGGATCTTTGTGCTTCGCGTAGCCACACCCTGAGAACATCAAACCAGCCAGACAAAGCACGGCCACCAGCCCAGCCATCACGGCGGCTTTGAGTAGTGAATTGTCGGCGTGGATGATCATCTTAGATGGGTTCGGGCAGCAATCCCTGCTCAATCGCATCGGCATCCACGAGAGCTTGCAGCTCTGCGCCGGTCCGTTCGGCAGTGAGCACCACGCTCACGAGGTGGCCGTGTGAGATCAGAACATCGTCTTCATAGATGTCATACTCGACTTGGCCGAATTGCGGTTTGATCGTTACTATTTTGGCGGTCTTCATAGGATTAAAATATGCGTTCGAGGATGGTATCGACTGCGACCTTGCCCACGGTTACGGAGGCAGAGAGTTGCAGGTAGATTGTGCGGACGGATGCGCTTGGCGTTTGCAATGCGCTGGCTTCAAGCACGTAGGCAATGGCATCGAGTGCCATGTCGGAGGCGAAGGCTTCGGGTGTGCCCGAGATGCCTACATCCAGCACGCGGGAAGCATCGAAGGCCGTGATCACATTGAGCTGCGTTTCTCGCACCACCCAACCAGCCGGGAGGATCGCGTGGGCAGTCGTCGCGGCGGTCGTGGAAATATCACCAAAGTCGTATGTCTTCGGAACACCGTAGCGTGTGCCAACGGGCGAGGTCTTGCTCCACCGCATCCCCGTCATCGTGCCGATCACCGGAGCATTAGAGCGCGTGCCGTCGAGCACGATACCATCTGGCCCTTGGACGGGGATTGAGAGTGCTCCTGCTTTGACTGCTGTGCCTGTGCCGGTGCCTACACCCGTTGAAGTGAAACGCAATCCAACTGTGCTAGAGGCGGCCCCAATAAGGGTGAAATCTGTAGTGCCGACTGTGGTGATCGTGTATTCTGTGCCAGAGACAAATGATCCCGCAGTGATGCTGACCATACTCCCACCAGCCACAACCCACTCGGGAGGCTGGCCTGTCGTGCGCCAGTAGGTGCGGTCTGCATCGGAGAGTGCGCCGTTGATCCATTGGCCGAGGGGTGCGGGGCCGGAGGGCCAGTTGTAGCCAGCGACCAAGAACGAACCGATCATTGTGGCATCTAGCCAATCTGGGACTGTCCCAGCTGAGCCTGTGGCGAACGATGCAGATATATCAATGTCATTCACCCGCACGACTGGAGCGGTTGTGCCATTGGCGTAAGCGACTTCTAAAAAAATATACTGACCAGAGTATGCCGCCCGAAAATCCGTGTAGAGGAAATATCTATTGCTTGGGAAAGCTGCGCCCCACTGCTGAAGAGTCAAATTGCCATTTGATCCAATGACTGCGACCAGTTCGTTTGCGTAGAATGTCGTGCCCGCGGTCGCGCTTCCAGCGAGCTGGTGAACCACTATGTCAACGGTTGGATCACTCTCTGGCACATAGACCAGTCCCCGCCATGTCGCCGCTGGTGCGCCTGCAAGATTGGTGCGAGTGGTGCCTGTCTGCACGACTGCGCGATTCGAGGTCGCTCCGTCGCTGATCGGTAGGGCGATGGGGGCGCGGTTGGCAAAGCGCGGTCCACCATAAGCGTGCAGCGTATCCGGTGCGATATACTTGGCGTTTTCTACGCCTGCGATCGCTTCCGCATCACTCGCGGCGGGCACGCCCCAGCCGGTGCCGGCCACTTGCGACCAGTTGCCCGAGGTGCCTTCGTAGATGGCGATATCGCCCACGGCCCAGGTGATCGATTGCGAGGTGCCAGCGGCATTGATCACATACCAATCGCCGGCGCTCGTGCTCGTGGCCGCCACGCTACCACCGGCGACTTCTCCGGAATAGTCGCCGAGGGCGGTCACCCAGGTGCCATCACCTCGCGGTAGTTTACCTTCGTCGCCTGCTTGGGGCGCGGGGAAGTATCCGGCAGAGCCTGCGGCGCCACTGCTGGCGCCGATCATGATCCGAGGAGGGGTGCTGGGTGTATTCATAGCATTAAGCCTTCCAAGCGTTGTAGCGCACGGTCGTGCCCGCGAAGGACACCACGCCGATATAGTCGTCGATCACGAGAGCGCCGCCGGTGCCATCATCGGCCGCGCCTCCGCCTTGCAGCACGTAGTTAAAGAGAGAGGTGGTGGCCCCGGTGGCCCGGCGCACAAAGAGCGCATCGGTATCGAGGTTTTGGATAAAGAGTCGCTCGCCTGCGGCCAGGGTGATATCGGCCGCGCTGGTGATCGGCGCGCTGTTGCTCGGGGCGGTTTCGACTTGGGGCGCCAAAGATACGGGCACCGGATTGGCATCCGTCACCTGCTTGCTGCGCACGACTAGGGTGGTATTCATAATTGATTGTCTCCGGTATAGGTTTTTGAAAATTACACGCGCACTTGCGGGCGGCCGGTCTGGCCTTGCAGCTTGGTGAGCTGCCACACTTGCTCTTCGAGCTGGTAGTTAAATTTGCCTTCCCACTTACTCGCCTTGGAGTCCTGGTCGTTGTTGGTCAGGTAGTCGGCGAAAGCGCCGGCCTTGATCGCCCGGGCGAGCCGGTAGGGGATGGATTGCAGGGTGAATTTCGCGGGCGCCGTGCTCGGCAGATCCCCGGCGGTCGTCGTCGCGCCCACGAGGTAGCACTCGTTTTCCGCATACACCAAATCGCCGATCGCATAAACCGCGGTCGCGCTGTAAAGCGCACATTCAAAATCGGGGCAACCGGATCGAAACTCGACCCACACGGTCGCCTCTTCGGTGCCGGGATCCAGCACGAGGCCATCGGCCACGAGCTTATAGTCGAGCTCGCGCGCGCTCTCGTAAGTATCGGGATCCTGGTTCCACACGCGCAGCACGGCCTCGATGGCCGTCTGCCCGGTTTGCGCCCAGGGGATGCCTTTGCGGAAAGTGGTAAGCGGCGACCAATAATCGGTATCAGTCGGCAGATTGCCGGTGCTCGGCGCGGTGCAGGTGTAATAGGCCGTGAGGTAAAACACCTCGGAGCCGATCGCGTAAGTGGTCGCCGCATCGTAGGCCAGCCGGTAGTTGCGGGGCTCGGTGAGCATCTGCTCGGGCCAGCGGTAAAACTCCCAGGCATCGCGCGTGCGATCGGCGATGAACTGGATCACCGCGCGTTTATCCGCATCGCTAAATTGCGAGGGATCTCCCCCACCCATTTGATACACCCCCTCGAGGACAGATTTGAAAGTAACTCTAGGCATCAGCTCGATCCCCCAATCAGTTTAATGTGGAAAGCTGGAAACAAGGCAGAAACGGAAGCCGTGAGGCAGCGCAGTTTCTTAACCACAGATTGCACAGATGGCCACAGATCCGAGAGGCAGTGCATCGGGATCGTTCCTGCCTTTCTTTCGTTTGCTTCCACATTCAAAATTCTGAGGTATTCGGGTATCATCAGCTCGCCCACCGCCCCCCACGGCTGGCCGGTTTAGCTGGCCCGGCTTTCACCGGACCAGCCGTAACACAGCTATCGCATGACTTCCCTGAGTCCCCACTCGGGAAATTAGTTTCGACCGTGACCATCGTTTTACCGGGGGTCGTGATCTTAAAGCCGGGATTGCCCACGCCGCCACCGGCGCGCTTTTCAAAGTAATCAAGGGTATCCTCCTGCAGCCAAAATTCGGGCCCTTCGCGGGCGGTCCATTCTAAATACATTTCCATCGGGATCCTCGCCGCGCAACGTCCGAGCCCTTCGATGGCGCGGTGTTCGAGATCCTTGCTGGTTTCAATCACGCGCCGCATGCGCGCTTCCGTGAGGATCGCCTTCGCGGCCTCGCCGCGGTGCAGATCCTTCCAAAGCAAATCAAGCAGCTCCTGCTCATCCATGCCGCCGGGCATCACGATTCCCGGGCCATCCGAGGCATCGAGGCCAGTATCATCGAGATACTCCCCATCGATCCCCAGGTGATCCTCAACCAGTGTATCCGGCGGCATAGTAGCAGTCATGTAACAAAACGCTTATTCAGCGTTGATATTGCGCAGCTCGGGGAGGCTGATCTTGTTGAAGTAGATCCGCGCCCGGCCCGCCGTGAGCGTGCTCAGATTCGCACCCGTCGCCGTAAACAGCGCCGTGAGCGAATACGATTCCAAGAACGCGACGGCGAGCGTGCTCACCCCCGTATTGATCGGAGTCGCATCGGCATGCAGGCTTTGAGCCACGGCCAATCCATTCGGATCATCCGTGCCCGCGGCCAGATCGTAGCCCACCTGCACGGTGAGTTCGGAAGTAGCGCCGCCGTCGAACTCAGTCACGAGATCGATCAACACGCGGTCCACCACATCGCCCAGGACGCCACCGGCATCGAAGGTGAGGGTTTTCGTGGTCGCCGCGGTATCGCTGAGATCGGTGTGATCGATTTCGGCAGCATAGCGGCACCCGGTGCGCACCTGCTCTTGGAGAGTTAATTCACTTATATTCATAATCTGTAATTTCCTTAGTTAAGGGTTTCGTGGTCGCGGTGATTAAGCCGAGACGAGGATCGCACCGTTGGCCTTCGGGCTCTTGGCGCGCAGGCCAAAGATCGTATCGACGATGCCACGAGGGCCGCCGCCTTGATCTTCCAGCTTACGATGGCCGGGAGTGCGTTTAAAGGTGAGGCCCCACTTGGAGAGATCGAGGATGTAGCCCGAGCCGCGGCGCTGGGCCGTAGTCGTAGCCGCACCGGCGCCATCGAAGTAGCGCATCCGGGTGCAGGGCACCAGAACCACGCGACCGAAATCGCCCACCATGATATCGACCGTAGTCTGCAAGACTTCGCCCGCGGATTGGTTGATCCGGCGCACCACGGTGTTGCTCGCCTTGTCGGGCTGATAGATCGACATGAGGCTGATCTTCTGCTTGAGCTCGGAGCCCACTGGAGCGTGGAATTTACCCATGCCATTCGTGGCCTCGAAGACTTCTTGCGCGATGTTATTCACATCCGACTCCTCGAGAGCGGCGAGCGTGCCGGTGTAAACCTGCGCGGCCGCGGGGCGGAAACGCTCAGGCACGATCTGCGCACCAGTAGGCGCGCCGGATTTGAGGAAACCACCGATCGAGCAGGTGCCGTATTTAGTGGCGCCACTCTGCGCTGTCCCTTCCACCTGGGAAAGTATGCGCTTTTCCACGCGGAACTTGATGCGAATCGTCGCCTTGCGCACGGCCTCGGCGTATTCGCCTTTGGAGATCGCCGGGTTTTCGCTCACGTTTTCCGCGAGATCGTCCACCATCGGCACTTCCCGCATCTTCATGACGTAGTTTTCGATGATCCCACGGTTTTCGGCCATGTTATCAAACGAAGTCACATCCTCGCCGGAGCCGACGCCGTTGATATCGTCGGTATCGCCATAGTCATCCACTTGCGTTTCAAACTTGGTATTGTGCACGGTGTCCTTGGGGAGCATCGTGAAGAGCGGCGTTTCCGAGCGCTCGATGTTGGTGATGTAGTCGGACAAATCCTGACGCTTGCCGACTTGGTTTGGTTCTTGTAATCCTGGCATGATATTTAGTTTTTGGATGGCCCAGCGGCGCCTTCGCCGGGCCGGTTGTTATTCGTTTAATACCGCGAGGAGCGCCGCGTTGTCCTGGTCGTGCCCGGTTTCCGTGAAGCGCTTGGCAGCGGTCTTCTTCTGGATCGCCTGCGCATGGACGCGCGCGGGCCGGGTGCCGCCCGCCGGTGAGGCGGGAGCCTTGCGAACACCGGGCAATTTGCCGGTGGCCTTACTTTTCGGATCTGCTTTCTTCGCCGCCTCTTGGGCTTTGATCAGGCGCATATTCCGGCCAATAAACATATCGGCCATAGCCAGCTTCACATCGGGCACGAGGCCGCCGAGCTGCGGGTATTGCCGCAGGGCTTTCTCGATTTCGACGGCGCCAGCCGTGGCCTTGTTTTTAAGCCAGGGGTAAGCCGATTCGGCTTCCTGGTCGGCCGTGTGCCGCACACGCAGAAACTCGCGCCGAGCGGGCACGTGCTCCTCGATCAACTCCTCGGCTTCCGCGAGCATTTCGCCCACTTGTTCCGGGGTAAACTCGACCTGTTTTCCGTCCTCAGCATCGAGCAGCGCGCCGTTGAGATTGGCGCGAGCCCAGCGACGGCGCTTGCGCGCGATCGTGAGTCGCTCCTCGAGCGCGGCCTCATCGGCCACATCCAGGAGCGGGTTGTCGGGAGTAGGAGCAGCGGTGGCGGGCGGATTAGCGCGCGCCTCCTCGAGCTCGGTCTGCAGTTGGGTGAGCGATTGCTCGCGCTCATCCAGTTGCGCTTTGATCTCTGCGGTCTTGCGCGACTTCTTAGCCATCGCCTTGTCGAACTGCTTTTGCTGTTCGGGCGTAAATTTAGCACGCGCCTTAGCATCTTCCTCATCCAGTTCTTCGGTAGCGTCCGCGGCCTCATCGGCCTCGGTTTCCTCGCCCTCCGCTTCATCCTGGGCTGCCTCGGGATCCGGCTCATCGCCATCGCCCGCGGCGGGGTTTTCCTCCTCGTCGCCGAGCTCATCATCAAATTCGGGATCGTGGCCGGCGCCCGCGCCCTCCTCTTCGATTAGTTCGCCTTCGATTGCTTCATCACTGGCAGCCTCGGCTGCGGGATCCGGTTGAGCTTCCGTCGGAAAGAGGATCGTATTAAGATCCACCTCGGTAGCTTCGGTTGATTGGGGTGTGGCGCTTTCGCCGGCTGGATTACTCACGGGTTTTGACCTTCCGTTAAGGTTACGCCGCTGAGGGAACCAGGCACGCAAAGCGAGCCCGGTATGATCTGCCAACGACTGAGCAGGGTATTCATACCCCCTACCCACCACGCCCCCGCCAAGGGTCGCAAAACATCGCCCTACCTACCCCACCCTAGACACCGCTACCCCCCTCATTTAACCGCCTTCTTTAAGTTTTATACGCCGTGAGCCGCGCCGAAATATAGAATGTGGAAGCAAACGGAAAAAAGGCAGAAACGGACTGAGAGGCAACTGATCGACTTCTGCCTTGTTTCTGGATTGATTCCTGATTTCCACATAAAGTGCGGGGCCTCACGGCTTCGCGCTCTTCGCGAGCTTCGCGTTTAATCTCCGCAGCTCGATCTCGAGTTGCTGCGCGAACTTCAAGGGCACCCACTTACCACGCATCAATTCACTGAGTGATAGAAATGGATCGTGCTCCGCATCGCAGAGAGGGGTCTTACTCTTGCTCATCATCCTGCGCATCCTCACGAGCGCGCCGGGTGTGGATCGCCATGAGCTTACTTTGAAACTCGCGCAATGCCTCGGCCCCGCCGGCGGCATATTCGCGCTGGGCAGGGGTGAAGCCTGCTTGCGGTGGGAGCGTAGATTTATCGAGCTGATCGGAGATCTCATCATCGAGGAGCTGGTGCAGCGCCTTGAGCGCACCGAGCCCGGGATCGGCCCCGATCTCCTCACTGATCTGCAGATCGCTCAACCGATCCGCCGGTTTCGGCCAGGCAACGGGACGCAGAGCTTCGCTCTCACGAGCTGCGGCCTCGAGGAGCTCGCGGCGCAGATCGTGGATCCGGCTTTCGTGCAGCTCGCGCCAGCATTTATCAGATTCGCACCTCTTCTCGAGCTCGCGGACATTGGCCCGCAGTTCGCGGATCTTCTTAAATGGATTATATAATTTCATGATCTAGTTTTCCTTTCGTGGGGGTTTTGAATTTCTGCCTTGTTTCCTGACTTTCCTGATTTCCACATAAATTCATTAGGTGGTTTCTGTTTCCTTATCCGGCTTGCACGCCGACGCGGCCGGTTTGTGCGTTCTGCGGCTGCTGTGCCATAAATTGCAGGTGCTGCAAGCGCTTCTGGCTGATCTCATCGCTATCGGGGAGCTGCGCGAAACGCGCCATCGCGCCGGGTTGCTCCATCTTGTTTTGCAGCCATTCCAAGCGCAGTTGGAAATTCTGGTTATCCTCGTGCATCGGCGGCTCTTCGCCCGCCATGATCAAGGCCCAATTCTTTTGCTCATCCTCGATCTCGCGCGCGCTGCTCTGTGATACATCCTCGAGCGCCGCATCGCTAAACTCGGGGAAATAGTGCGCGACGAGCCCGGCCACGATCGGCGCCGGGTTGATCTGCGAAGCCCGGTCCATCGGCATGATCAGCTTATGGAGCGTCTCGAGCTTGGCCTTCATCTTCTCGGGATCCAAGGTATCGGTGTTAAACGTGAGCTTGAGATCGTATTCGCCCTGGATCTCATCGCGGGAAACGGTAAACGGCACCGGCTTGCCGCCGACGATGCGGTGGAACTTCTGATCGCTCTCGAATTGTTGCGCGAGCTGCAGCGTCATGCCCCAGCACTCGGCCAGCTCGCCGCACCAGGTATCGGCCAGATCCTGATCGTAGAGCCCGGCGCGCACCGGATTGGCCACGCGGTCGCGGGCGTAATAGCGATCGGCATCGCCCATCACCTCGAGCTCGAGCGGCTTCGCGGCCGGCGCCGTATCGGGCACACTCATTTGCCGGGTGGATTGGCCCCCACCCCGGCGCTCGCCGATCTCGCCGCGCGGCTGGATCTTGAGCGGCAGGCCGATCTCGCGCTCGGGGCGGATCATCGGCGGTTGCAAATAAAGATCCGTCTGATTGAGCCCGGCATCGCGGAGGTGCTTCTTCTCCTGCTGCCAGGAGCCCGCGATTTGTGCCACCCCGCGGCTCTCGATCAACTGGCGATCCGCGAGCTCGGCCCGCAGCTCGACAAAGGGCATCTTGCCGTGATCGTAGCCCACCGGCTCATCGATCCCGTAGAGCGGGCCATCGAGCCTATCCTTGGCGATATGCGGGCTCATTACCGTGCGGTAGCGACAAGGCACGCCGTGCTCATCGGCCTCGGTGTAGTAAAAATAGAACACCTCATGCAGGCCATCCATCGCCTCGGCGCGATCGGCGGTCTGGCGATCTGTCGCGACCCGCCCGCCGTCGATGTTTTCTAAAATCGTGGTGCCTTCGGTTTTCTGCACCGCGGCGATAAAATCGGGATCCCAGCCCTCGCTGAGCGCTTTCTCCTCGAGCTGCGAGGCATTGAGCGTCACGCGCCAGGCGATCCACCGCGCGTTTTGCACCTGCTCGGTATTGGCCGGGAGAAACACATCGCGCCACGGCTTGAGCGCTTCCCATCGCGGCTCGTTTACCCGCAAGTAGCGCACCGGCAGCTCCATCGTGCCCGCATCCTTGAGCGCCTTTAACTGGCTGAGCGCTTCCTTCTTCGTGAGATCCTCGTAGACGGCCATCAACTGCGCCGCCAAAGCCGCGCGCACCTCGGGCTCTTCGGAAAACAGATCGGCCACCAGCGCCGCACTCTGTTGATCGCCCTGCTGGGCCGCTTGTTGCAGCCCCTCGAGGGTAACCACCTCGTAATCGCGACCGTATTCCTGCGCCCAGGTAATGCTCATCAAAGCAAAGCCATGCGTTTGCCGCCAGTTGGCCGCGAGCTCGCTCTCGGTCGCCGTATTCTCCCGGATCCGGGTATCGCGAAGCTGGTCCAGGTAAATCTGAGTCTTGCCGCCTCGCGCCATATCCCCGGCCTCGGTGCCGCGCACCGTGAGGCGCGAGCGCCGCTGGGCGACTTTCATCATCGTCACCTGATCGCGCACGATCTCATCCACGAGGTGGTGCCGGGTATCGGCACTATACGCCCACGGCTCGGCCGGGCGCCCATCGGCGCCGATCAGGCCCTTGCGGCCACTGGCATTTTGCTGCGACCACCGGCAAAAGCGGGTATCCTCATCGGTCGCCATCGCGGTGATGCGATCACTCGCCTGCTCGGTCGATTGCTGCAGCTCCTCCTCCATTAAGGAGAGGTTGGGTTGATCATCATCGAGGCGCATCGCGGCACCGTGGTTAAGTTCATCGTTTTTCATAATTCTTGAGATAAAGGTTCGACGAGCTTTCGCTTCACGTCTGATTTTGCATAATAGTTTTTCGCGCACCCTGGCAATTTAACGACGGTCAGGTGCGGCTGAATCTTGCGCCACTGCTCCACGGAGATCCCATCGCACCACGCCATGATATCCCCCCGCTGTAATAAATGCCCCTCGGGCTCTGGATTGATTGTGATCATTTCGATTTTGGATTTTGGATTGCGGAATGTGGATTGCTGGGAGGCAGAGCAGTTATGTGGAACTCAGAAAGAAATTCAGGAAACGGAAGGAACGGACTGTGAGGCAGGATCGTGGTCGGCGAGCTGGGCGGTAAACCCCACATCGCGGCAGTTGTCGCAGTAAATCTTCACTTGATTTGGTTCGGTAGGTTCCCAATCGGCCATCATATCATCGCCCTCTTCGAGCTCGACCACTCGGCCGCAGGTCGGGCAGGTTAATATCAGTCCGACCCACCACTTCCCGATCTGCGCACTTCCTTCTTTAATGATTTTCATAATTCCGTTTGTGCCTTGTTTCCTGATTTTCCAGCTTTCCACATAAAGCGCGTTGCCTCTCGGTTCCGGGCTTCATGCGGCGTTTTCTCCGTAGTCTTCGGTCTCGGCGAGGATGAGGTATTTCACGAGATCGATAAAATCCTTGCAGGCGCCTTTCTGGCCGTCTTCCCCGGTCCAGTTCTGCAGCGCAAAGATTAAGTTTTTGCATTCCTTGGCGATATAGAGCCGCGGGCAATTCAAGCTATCGATCGGCTGCCCCTCATCGTAGTCCAGGAGATCATTGATCAAGTGCACCCAATGCACCTTGGTATCATCGGCATAGGCGCCGCCGCTCGCGGGCACAAACTCCATGCCGAGCTCATCGAGCTCCTCGAGCAGGGTGGTCGAGCCCTCGCGCTGCTGCGTGGGATGCGCGGCCGCGCGGCTGTCTAAGATCCGTGAATACACATCCTCCCCCTGCTCAGGGCGGCGCTTGCGCTTCCTGATCGGCGTATATTCGGGGGTATCATCCTTATCCCACTGGAAAGGTTTATCATCGAGCACGACCTCCTCCCAATCGGTGCGACCTTCGAGCCGGTAGATCTCGCGCAGGTAGCGATTCAGGCCCCAGCCGAGCGCCGTTTGCGCGGGGCCTTTGGCGCCATCGTGCTTTTCGCCCGGCACCGCCCACTCGCCCATATCGCCCACGCCCGGCACGTAGCGGCCGGGGCAAGGGCTCTCGCGATAAATGTAATACGTTTTCCCGCGCGGCGTATCGAGCACGCGGCACCAGAGCATCGCCCAATTACGACCGCTGCACGGATCGACCACCATATAAGCCGTGCCCGCGCGCGGCATCTGCTCGCCGGCCATCGCGGCGTGCACGGCGGGATTGAATCGCGGAAATTTCCCCGAGATCGATTTCTCCGCGAGCCCGTAAAACCGCATGAGCTTATCCGCCGTAGGTGAATCTTTATAGAGCGCCACGAGCTCGGGCGCATTGCCATACGCATTGTCGAAACTGTGAAAGAAGAACACGCCGGATCTCTCATCATCGATCGCCATCACCCGCGGCACCTTGCGAAATTCACGGCCTGGCGCCGGCGCGGGTTGGCTCGGGCGCCCCTCCGCAAGCGCGATCAAATCCTGCCCGGCGAGCGTGAGCTCGAGATCGGGCTCCCCACCATCGGCCGGGCACATATACGCCGTGCCCTCGGCGGTCGTGGTCGCGCGGTCGAGAAACATTTTAACCGTGGGCGAGTAGCCACCGGCCGCGGTGCCGAGCTCGCCGACCGGGGTAAAGGTAATCAACAACCAGCCCGCACGAGTCGCCACGCGAGCCTTGAGCGTTTCGATCCAGGAGGCCGGCACCAGCTCATCGCACCAGACCACATCCAACTCGCCGCCCTCGATCTTGGCCGCATCCTGCTCGTAGTAGCGAAACGATAAATCACTGCGATTCGGCCACACGAGCTTCTCCTCCGAGAAACCCGTCTGCTGCTTGTAGGCAATGTAGGCCGGGTTGAGGCGGATACCCTTCTCCGTGCGCAGCTCGGCCGGAATATATTTATAAATCAGCGGCTGCTGATAGTCGCGACTCATGCTCGCATCCTGGTGAAAAGCCCAGGCGCGCGCCCCGGCCTTAAACTGCAAGAGCTTGTTTACCCGACTTGCGGCCCACTCGCTCTTGCCGCCCCGATTGCCGCCATTAAGCAGCAGGATCTTGATCGGCGCATCGCGCTTGAGCAACCGGCGCCGCACCGCCAGCGCCCAATCCTGCTTGGCCTGGAGCTCCTCGCGCTCGGTGATCGACTTCGCGGTGAGAATCATTTCCCGCGACGGATCCTCCCAGGGGAAACCGCACAACGCATCGAGCACCTTCCACGATCCGGGCTCGAAACCATACCGCGCCGGATCGGCCTGCATCCGGTGAATCGTCTCCTCGCGCTCATTCAAAAACTCGAGCAAAGCCCCCACGCTATTCGCGCGCAGCCAAGCCTCATCCGGCAACGGTGCCACCGGGTGCGGAGTCACGCCCAGCAAGGCCCAAACGTCCGAGGACCAGGCTTCACCCGGGGCCAACAAAGGAGCTGTTTGATCAGAGAGATTCATGCTCGAAAATTCGGAATAGGATTTATATGGAAATCAGGAAAATCAGGAAACGATCCGAAAGGAATTATCGGGCAGATAGTTAGCCAGCACCGCCGCGACCTTGCGGCCCGCCAGCGTAGGCGAGACCGTGAGCCCACCCCACGGATCGCGCACCGTGCGCAGCTTGACCTTAACTCCATCATCGAGACACCGGATCGTGAGCTCGAAACCGGAAGGCTTCGCCGCGGGCATCTTGCAATGCGAAGTATCGGGCAGCACATCCGGGAGCGCGAGCCGCTCTATGCGCTTGCGCTCCTTGGCGGCGCGCATCTTAGCAAACCGAGCCGCGCGGCAGCAGTTCTTACTCCGGTGCAAAGATTTGCGTCTTACCTGTGTGTTTAGGTGTGGCATATTCAGTTGTTCGATCCGCCTGAG